CTGCCTGATCTCTGTAATTGCCATTGAACACATTTGCTTTTAAGGTAATAACCTTTTCGATCACTCTTAAAGCCTTTATTCTGATTTCGTCTGTTGTTTTCATATCCTTTTTAATTATAAGACAAATATAAAATAAAAAGTTATAAAAAAAAAATTTAATAAAGATTTTTTTTAAATAAATGCATAAAGTTTTTCTTTTCAAGGAAATAAACCTTTTTAGACACCGTATCGCCAAGAAACTTTTTCTCAATCCAATTCTGATTAGAGATAATTATTACCTTTAGTAGGTCTTCTCTTTTAATCCAATAACCCCTGAACCCATCGTGGATGCACCAATAGTCAGCCTTGCTTGCTAGCAATCCGCTATACCTTTTAAACATCATTATCTCAATAACAAATCTTCCTGTCTGAGAACTTAGGCTGTCGTATTTAACCTCAACGGATTTGTGAATCTCAGGTATCCAAATGTCATAAGCTGAATGCTTACCATCTATTAAAGTAGCTGATGGATAGTCTTTTTGTAACTCTTCAAGAACTATTGCCTCAATCCTTGCTCCTGTGGATAAATCTTTGTAAAATGTGTTCATTAGCTTATTGTGTATTTACCAAAATTAGCACCTCTTCCTAGACTTTCCATCTCGTGGTATCTAACCGCATCAACTGCGTGATTCATCGTGCCTGTGGGTTTATTTAGCTGCTTACCTGTCTTATCCTTATCCCAACAATACGACCTTAATTCCTTTATTAAGTTAGTGCTTTTGGAAGTTACTAAATATTCTTGAGATTGCATTATTTGAATACCGAAATTTATTGAATCATTTCCTTTAGTCACTCCTTTTATTAACTGACCTGTTCGCCTGATCTCTTCTATGCTTTTCGGTTCGGAACTATCCGCATACGCTATCACATTTTTTTGCAGCTTCTTTGCGATCTCGGTATTTACTAATCCTGTTTGATAGCAGATTTCATTTAAAATCCTTTGACCGTTGTAGTTATAGACCTCTATAATAGCAGTTTCATCTACGGTAAACCCAAAGTCTAAGCCTACTCCCAATAATCTTGCATCTTCAGGTATCTTATCAATAATCTTCCAATTACTAAACACAACACCTTCCAACATTCCTGTCAATCCTTCGCCATACACTCTCCACCAATTCTCCCAATAAGAACTAGTGTTTGCTTTTATTTTATTCTTTTCTATTTCTTTTACGATCCTTTCATCAAGTGCTTCGTTATCCTTGTATGTTAAAATCAAAAAGTCACTATCTGATTCGTTTTTTAATTCAGTATGTACCCAAAATTCATTCGCAGGATTGAAGTCTAAATATATCTCTTGTTTTGTTCTGATTGAAAGTTCATTGTAAGATTCAAAGGTTACATTGTTGCACTCGTTAATATAAAGTATGTCTCTTCTTGCACCTCTCAACTTACTGCTATCATCAGCACTAAAGAACTCAATGTAACTTCCGTTGGCAAACTCGTATCTAAGCAAAGACTTATTGAACCTATCGTCAAAGAATCTGTTTGTCCATTTCATTACATTTAAGAAGTCTTTCAAAGCACCTCTTCTTAAATGTGGTATTGACTCAGCAACTATTGATATTTCAGTATTTGGGTTTGTTGCTGCTTTATCTATTAAGATAGGAATAATTCCAAAAGTCTTACCCGCAGATGTACCACCTTGAATTATTTTGATTCGTTTTTTTAAGGCTATAATTTTGTTAATAGCGGATGTTCGTTTAAACATAAGACCATTTATATCCGTACATAGTTGGTTTTTTACCTGAGCAACACTTTTGAATATTAGCTCTATTAAATCCTAAATATTCTTCAATGTGACCAAATCCACCCCAAACTTTAATCAATTCATCTTTCATATTTTTTTGACATACTTTTACAGATTGTGATTTTCTTGTGTTTTCTTTAGCTGTAATCCATTGTAAATTATCTACCACATTATTTTGTTTGTCCTCATTAATATGGTCAACCTGCGGAAGATTATCTGTATTATCTAAAAAATGTTCAGCAACTAATCTATGAATCAATTCTGTTTTCATTTTTCCGTTTTTACTTAATCTAACAAATAAATATCCAGCTTCGTGTTTTAATTTAGATAATTGTTTTTCATTACCGATGTGGCTTATTACATTTCCTTTGTTTGATATTGAATACCTTGAATCGTATCTAACTATTTTTATATATTTTTCCATAACACAAAGATAATAAAAATTATCTATTCGCTGTCGTCCTTACTAACATCAGGAAATAAAGGTTGTTCTATGTTTGTTTGTTCTATCTGTTGAATAGGTGATCCATACCCTGAATCCATTAACACCTTATAAGCGTTAACATCTCCATTCCTAGCCTTCTTAATTAGAGCCAAAGTCATCAAGTCTTCTTGACTCATTACCTCAATTTCTGAGGTTAACGGATTCCTTAATTCTTGGTTTACCTCTAACCATCTTCTTGCTATTGTGCTTCTATTTCTTCTTCCTTTGGGTCTTCCATTTGGATTTCCGCTCTGACCTTTCTTGTAAGGTATCAAATCTTCCTTGCTCATTCTGTATTTGTTATGTTTTTAATTCTCAGTCCAATAATCCTTTGAATGCTTTTAGTGGGTAAAATACCAAGCTATTTCTGTACCCATCTTTACCTGTAGGCACGATAGGAGTTACCCCATGAACATTTCTCCAAGCAGGATAAACTAACATAGAATTATCACAACTATCCATAGTAGCACCGTAATCAGGTACGGTTGTATTACCGCCAGTCGCATTATTCTTCTTAGCTATAATAACATTAACACAACCTTTTATATTACCGTTGTCTCTATGGAAAGGAGCAGGTATATTGTAATTAGAAATACTGCTAGTAAACAATCTTCCAAACCTCCATTTCTGAGGAACATTTTCTTCAATCAATCTCATTTGATCATTGAATATGTTAGGGGTAATTTTCTTTATTAACTCTTCACTTTCATTGCAAAGAAGTAACATTGCTTTTATAAAGTTTTCAGCGGACTTAACATTATGAACGCTACTTATAGTTGCATAGGGTCTTCTCATGTGAGGCTTTGGAGGAACACTTCCTATTATTGTACTATATTGAAGTACTTCATTTTCGGGGTTAGCAAATCCACTTGATCTCTTCATTACACTTTTAGGTACTTTATTGCTTCTCAATTCTTTGTTTGCAAGAGAGGCTAATTTTGACGCCTTATCTGAATGTTTAGATAAATCTTTTATATAGAAGCCTACAGGATCATCCCCTGCATAAAAAATACTATCCTCAGTTATATTTGGTTTTATGTGTCCGCAAACATCTCCAATTTTAGTGTCGTGTTCTAACTGTATTAAATCAATTCTTTTCATAACAAAATACGTTTGTGCATTCGGGAAACCAATTTTTCTGCCAAAAGGTTAACCTCTTGTCATCGTAACAAGTCCTATGCTCTTCAAATTTTACATCATACATTTTTTTTTGCTTATCAATAATGCTCCAAAACCTCTCTAATGATGGATCAATATCAAAACTCCACTCATAAACCATTTTTTTAAATTTTAAATTTGTCCTTTCTAGTATAGGCATTTCAGCACCTTCAATATCCATCTTAACACAAACACCCTCAGGAAGTTCTTCGTCAAAATTAACACAATCTACCCTAATTCCTTTACCATTCCAATTCTTGTAAATTGAGTTCCTCCAAACATTACCATTATTCCCAACATACAAATTAGCTTCTTTAACCTCATTATGAACGAGTGCTAGATTTTTTATTTCAGCATCAAAGTTATTTAACTTTAAATTTTTTTCAATCATTTTACAGTTATTAGGATCAGGTTCATACACAATAACATTAGCACCTAAACTACAAGCTAGAAGAGTAAAAGAACCCACATTACCTCCGCAATCAATCCAAGTCTCATTTTTATTTATAGTCATTCCTCTCTTCCTGTAAACATCTTTCTGTATAACTTCCTTAAATGTTTTCAGATCACTGGTTGCTTCTCGGTAAAAAAAAGATATATCTTTTATCGATGACTGCTTCATAATTTTTCTTTTTCAGATTTTAAAAAATCTAAAATCATCTTCCCCACATAAGCATCTTTACTTCTCCAAAACCTAACCAACTCTGCAGCCTCATCATAATGCTCTGCTTCAAATTCAATCTGAATCGCTTTTCTAACCCCCCCTGTCATCTCCTTTAATTGGTCAGTAAGATCATCATCATCAAGAATAGAATAGTCAACTTCATCTTCGGGTTGCCAAACATCTAAACCCCAATCATCAAGGTTTTCCTGCTCCCATTCATTGGCTATTGCATCCCAATCCCACTCACCGAATCCAACGTTATCCTTAATAATAAACTCTTTCTTCTGATCTTCAGTCCAACCTTCAGCTACATCAATCCATACTTCCTTTAATCCTGCTTCTAAACAGGCTTTCAATCTCATATTTCCACCGAGAACCATCATAGTTTCATCAACTACTATTGGTCTTTTTTCAAGCATCTGAGGAAAGTCTTTAATTGATTTGACTAGTTTTTTGAACTTGTCATCCTTAATTATTCTAGGGTTATTTGTGTTGTTTTTTATTTCACTAATCTTAACCTGCTTCTTCATATAATTTTTGTTTTATCCTTTATGAAGTCTTTGGTTCTTCTTATAAAAAAAAGTTTATCCTTTTCGCTTTTAAAAGTCGCAGGTATTTGAATCCAAAACACCTCAGAGGTATCTCTTCTTAATGCTTTCCTTAGTTTAATTATTAACTCCTTCATACT